CCGAATTGCTTGCTAGAGGCACAGAGCGGAATACCTCGAGAATTTATTGATTCTTGGGATACTCTGGCTAATGGAGATCTAGCGAAAAAACTAACGCGAGTGTTAGTTGGATTGATTACTTGCCCTTTAACTAAATCATTTGGACTCAAATTCACTGAGTCTGGATTTGAGAACTTTATTGATCTTAGGGCTAGTAAGATAAAATTTACAACAGCCCCCGAATTAGTACGTAGTACCTTGGATTTAATAGTTTCTTTTGGAGCTACAGGGTATGAGTGCTTTGTGGAGAAATCTTTGCGACCAGCTCTTGTTCGTGATAGAGCTGCTCGTGATTGGTTGCGTGATTTTGAGAGCGTTATGGATGAATTGGCAGATAAACCTGTTGATGCCAATTTTTCACCAGCACGTATTATTGAATCGATGAATAATCTATCAGCTCGTGGTGCTAACTTGTTAGTGTCTTATCCACGTGAAATTGGACCTTGTTGGAAAATTCTCATGGATAAGCGAACTCGTCTACGCCAAGAGTACAACATTGCTAGTTCGCGCAAACCTCCCTTTTCAGTTTTGGTGTATGGCACACCGGGCATAGGTAAATCTGCTGTTGTTCAGACAATAGCAACTATTTACCAACGAGCGATGGTGATGAAAGGAATTTATCCAGAACTGAAATGGGATCCTGCAGTTAACATGTACACATTCAACGTCAAAGATGATTTTTGGAGTGGTTACAAAGGGGCTGTGCAATGGTGTGTCCTATTAGATGATATTGGACGCGAACACGTTAATCATGTTGCTGCAGGAAAGATGACTTCTATTAATGAAATCATCGATATCTGTAATACTATTGGCATAGCCACTAATCAAGCTGATTTGCCTGATAAAGGTGTTATCCCACTAATTCCAAAATTAGTCCTAGCGACAACCAATACCAAAGATCTAAACGCACATCACGCTGTTGCCGAATCATCTGCTGTTTTACGACGTTTTCCTATCGTTGTGCAACCAATCCTAAAA